CAATATGCTTATATACCTGTTGCTTTGTAGGATACTGCATTCGGTAATTTGAGTGCAAGTCCTCTCTCAGCATACATTTCAACAACAATGTTGTATGGGAACCTTTCTTCTTCATACACATTTACGTTAACCATTCCACCAGGTAATGAACCATGTTTAGGATCAATAAACTCATAGACGGTTAAAGCTGGGAATCTACCATCAAGTCCTATGTATCCACCTTCTGCAAGCTGGGTACTGTGGAGGTTCTGGATTTTAACACCGTTGACAACAGGCATTACACGGCCTTCAGGTGCTAGTGGGTCTCTTACCCAGTTGATGTCTATACCTTGTAGGTATTTCATCATTTCGAAGTAGTTGGTTTTGTGAAGGAAGAGTTCATTAAGTTCATATGGGTAACCTTCTACCATTGAAGCTTCTACGAAACTGAGTATATCTTCTACAGGTGTAGCTGCGGCATCGGACCATACTGCTGAACCGGATACTTCTGTTATGTCATTGGATACGGCTTTAAGTTTGTCTATAATATCATCATTCATTTTCTTAGACATGTTGAAAGCTGCTCTGTCCATTGCTCTGGCAATTTCATCAACAACAGCCATTTCTCTGAGTTGTCTCTGGGAGAATCTTAACTGGAAACCGAATCTTTCCATTGCACCGTGTTGCATGGTGATTCTGGATACTTCAATCTCTGAGAGTTCACCAATTTCTCCTAATACATTTGGAGTTCCCATTGTACCAGCTGTTATGTCTGCACCGGCACTGGTTACATCTTCAAAGTAAGAAAAGCTTAATGCATCTGTTCTTACTCTTGGGAAGATATCAAGGAAGTCTAACTGCTGTTCTAATTTCTTATTCATAACCCCTTCAATAAATCTAGGCTGTAGGGCTTGTCTTGGATCTAGTGTCATTTCTACCATTTATATCACCTTTGTTATTTTAATATATTTAATTTAATTTATTTAGTCTGCATCGAAGAAGCAGGTTGCACCTAATAGAAGGGAAACTTTTGATCCAGCTGCTGCATATGATAATGCAATCATTGAACCGTTAGCTGTTACATCAACGGAGCCGTATACTGTTTTGGTTTCAACTTCATTCTGTTCATCTTCATCTAATCCAACTAAGTCCCCTGGAGCTACTGCACCAGTTGCAGATGCTGTTAGTTCAATAACACCTAATCCAAAGAATGCAACATCAACAGTTCTGTATAATGATGCTGCTGGCTGTTGTCCTGATACGGTTGTGTTATCAATACCCATAGGGTCTGATACTGCTATACCATGAGCATAGTTAGCTTCGTTACCAGGTGTGTGTATTTCTACTAATATTAATCCGTTTGTGCTGTGGTCTTTAAGTTTAACTACATCACCTTTTTCAACTTGTGCTGCATAGTATGCAACACCTTCATTTACTCCACCAGTAGGGGATAATGAACCTGTTACTCTTGTTAATACTCCCTCAAATACCTTAACTGATATTACGGGGAAATTTTTCATGTATACATTTCTTTGTACCATTTATATCACCTTTTATTTTTTTATACTCTGAATGCTTTAGCTAATTCACCATACTCATCTTCCCAAGTAGGTTTCTTTTTAGCTTTCTTTGTCTGTTCTTCAATCTTAGCAAGTTTAGACTCCATTTTCATAGAAACAAATTTAGGCATACTAGCTGCCATTGCTCTAAATGCATCTTCACTTTCTTCTGCTACTTTGGTTAACATTTCTTTCATAGCTGGTGTAGCTTTACCAGCTTTTATTAATGCTGTAATTTCAGATTCTATATCGAAAGAACTAGATGCTGCTACTTTAGGCTTCTTGCCTCCTAGCATTTCTTTGAGTTCTGCTATTTCCTTTTTTAAACCGTCTATCTCTGATACTTCTTCTTCAACGGCTACAACTTCATCAGCCTCTGGTTCAGCATCTTCTTTAACTTCTGGTTCATCTGGGACTTCTGGAACTTCTTCTTTCTTTACTTCATCTTTAACTTCTTCAACAGGCTCTTCAACTACAGACTCATCAGGTTTAACTTCGTCTTCTGTTTTAGGAGCTGCCTCATTTGCATCTACCATATTATCAACCTCTTTGCTTTCTACAACTTGTTTGCTTGTTAGGATCAGTTTATCAGGCTGTTCACCGACTTTACAAACTGAACACCCTCCAGCTTCTACAAAATCAACACGTTCGACATCTATACTGTTCACTACATAATCAGCCTTACCATTAGGGCATGGCTTTGCATCCATAGCACCTACAATACTAAAGGCTGGTAATGCACTATCAGCATGTAAGTCTTTAATCTGTTGATTCTTTAACTCACTATCAAGGATATAAATGCTTGATCCATCGGTTCCGACCTTGGTAACATCACCAACATCTAATAGGTTCATCTTAGCTAGAATTTCATTTTCTCCTAAAACCGATTCGGATAAGTGGTCTATACCTATAGGCATACGACCTTGATCCTTAATTAAACTTTTAATGCTCCCGAAGGTTTGCATTATAGTTTCCTCTGGTACATATATACGAGCTGGTCTGTCGTTTACATAAACATGGTGCATTCCACTGCTCCATATACGTCCATCAACCTCGGGCTTACCATTGGTAGCCTTCATCGATAACTTAGCCCTAATCACATTATCAACCCCTAATTTCAAAGCATAATCTTTAGCTTCTTCATATGTATATTTATCAGAATTAAATATATATTTGAATGGGGTGTTTGATTCCTTAGCCAATATAAGAGATACACCATCCCCAACACGTTGCTTTTTATAAGGGCCTTCTACTTGATTTATTATAGCTTCGTGGTTAGTCATTATCGTTCACCTCCATCTTCTTCTAATGTTACTTTTACTTCACCGGCTCCATATTGTTTACCTTCCCATGCACCATCACCTGATGGGGTTGGTTCTTCACCGTTACGTAAATCTTCATTCATTGCTTGTAAATCATCTGCCCATCCTTGGGCTTCTTCTTGTGTACTAAAGAACTCTGGAATACATGCACAATTAGGATGAACGGGTGGGAGAATGTCTGTTTGGTCCATTGTAAATACCTGGCCTTCAAATTCATCCACACATATTTCACAAGCCTCATCCCGGTTATCTACTGTCCAGAACTCTTTACCTTCAGATTTGGCTTGTATATATGCAGCTGTATTAGTTGCTCTCATTGTTTCAGTACGTACAATCCTAGTAGCCTCATATTCTTTATTCTGTAATAAGTCTTGAACTTCTTTAACTATATCATTAAATTGTTTATCAGGGTTTGCAGTGCCTTCCTGTATTAATGCTAATGTTTCAGTCTTTAATGTTTCTCCTAACTTAGTAACAAAGGATGATGCCGTATCACTGAGCACCTCACTGTACTGGGTATTTAATGCAGTCTTCTGGCCACCCTGATATTTGATACCATTAATAAAGGCCTGTTGTATTAGGTCATTAAATGTTATCATAGTCTTCTGGCCAGACTGTGTATTAAATATATTCTGTGCAGCTAAGGCTATAAGGATATCTAAGCTCTTGGCTTTGGATATCTTGATACTATGGCTTTTATATTCAAAGATGAGAAGTTTAGATAACTTATTAATTACCTGTGCACCTTTCTTTTTAATTGCTCTTAGCTTCTTCTCATCAACCATACTTATTCACCTTCATTATTTGCATTAGGTAGGTTAAGACTCTCTAATAAACCAGGGTTTGTTTCTTGGTCTATTGCTTGTTGCTCTTCTGCTGTTGGTATAACTTGTTGGCCTGTGCCTGGTTTTCCTTCATCATTTTTAGAAACTTCTTCCGGCTCTTCTTTGTCTTCTTCAAGTAATTCCCCCAAGTCTACATCTGAGTATTTAGCAACAAGGTCTGCTATTAAATGTTTGAACCATGTATCATTTTGGTCTATTACCATTTTCTCAGCAGCTGGGATTAATACATTAAGTAAGCCTATTAAGTCTTTCTCTTCGAACTGTTCAAAGCCAATCATTGGATAGTCTTCTACATTCCAGTTCATATTAACAAGTTCTATAATCTTTGCTTGTAACTCTGCTGCTATATCTTCATGTACACCATCAAGGAATATGTTTAATGTATCTAGTTGGGTCTGGCTTTGTGCATATGCACCAGCTCCATCTTGTTGCCCTAATATCATTGTACCTATATTCATCTTTCTGAATATCATTACATCATGATAATCGATAGCATCCTTGAAACCTTCACCTCTATGGCTTGATTCAATAACTTCTATACGATCATTCTGACCTACTGTTATATTAGCACGGCCCTCTCTTATATCGTCGAGCTGTTCTCTGAATAGGTCTTTGTACATTGGGTTTTCTACAAACCCGGCAAGTGTTGGACCTTCATGTTTCTGTAGGAAAACATTCCACCAGTTTAATATCTTTTGTTTCATATACCAGTTATCATATACACCATCCAATATAGATGTACCAGAACGGTCTCCGAACTTTTCATCATATGTGTATATTAAACATTTCTCTGCTGGTATTTCTATCTCTTCATTATCAACTGTTTGTATAATAGTCTCTACATCTCCATTATCATCATACTTAAAACAGTCTTCTAATGTATCAATGGGTATTGGTCTGATACGTTTAATGCTTATAAACTCTTCACCTTCATCCATTCCCCATATGAATTCACTTACACTATATCCATATATTAAGGCTGTATACATATCGTTACGTACCTTTCTCATAGGATACTTCATTCCTTGGAGCATATCTTCTAATGCCTCGGCTATCTCTACATCTTTAGGATCATCGGAGGCTGGTGTAACAATAAGTTTTCTTGATAAAAGGAATAATCTGATTAATTCGAATCCACTTTTGATTTGGGGATCCATTAGCATCTTATCATAATCTTCATAACTTAAGCCATCATCTTTATATATAAGTGTAAATGGATTATCATCATTTGTCATCCTAGGTCTGCTATATTGTTGCATCATTTGATTAGGAGATAATGCTGCACTTAATCTTAATCTGATACTGTCAAATACTCCCATATGTTCACCTCCTTATATCTGTTCATAATAAAACCTATAACCTTTCTTTAACATTTGATGCCTGAACTTAACAGGTTTAAACTCTGGTTCAACCTCTCCAAATGTTTTAAGCTCTTCTGCTAATTGTTTCTTTGTCATATTAGCACGTATAATAATAACCTTCTCACCTATATATAAGTGAAAGATATTCATTAGTTCCAGTTCCATATTATCTTCTCCTATTAAATAATGCACTTTGTGGATCATTATATATCATATTCTTTGGTCTACCATCACCATTAATAACCTCTGCATATGTAGTGTTTTCATATGCCGGTCCTTCATCACTATATGGATTATGCCCATACATACTCATAAACAAGGCCATCTCTGTTGCATCTAATAAATCATCATGTTTACCAGTTGGGAACATTGCATATTCATTCTCAAACTCCCCAAGTAATGGATGCTTATTAGGTAAATGTACAATGCCCTGTTCTATTAATGTGAAGGTAGATACAATCTTTATAACCTTATCCTTCTTAGCTGTTCTTGTTTTAATAGGTAGCTTTAATCCCCTTAGACTTTGGGGCAGTGCTGCCTGATATACATTATCTTCTATTCCAATAAGGTCAGTGTT